GAAACTAGGGTCTATTCAAGCCTTATTAATGCGGTATGTTCGGATGGTGTAGATGGCGCCGACAACGGTGCCGATAATGAAGGTGTAATCTTGAAGTGATAGAAGTGCTGTTCCGGCGGTCACTGTTGCCCAGAGGTAGGTTATCCAGCTTCCGACCGTGCTTAACGCATTTTGTATCCAGTTTTGAACTTGGTTCATGAGACAACCCCTTTGAAGTAGGTTGCCCCATGATACACAATTATTCAAATATGGATAAAAATTACCTTAAATTTAACTTACTATCCTTCTATCCGGTGGGCTAAGGGCAGTCTTCTGGGTTTGTCATCAGCATACTATGCGTGACAGTAGTACAGGGTTCGTACATTATATCAAGCAATGAAACTTATAATTCTGTGAGCACAATAATGAAAGAACGTCTTAACTGTTTTAACTTAATGCGGCATGTTGCAGCACTAACAGTTCTATTTTCACACAATTTTGCTCTAAACGGACTTCATGAACCAGTGTTAAGAAGTTGGGACACAATGGGTTTTTTTTCAGTGGTGGTTTTTTTTACCATCTCAGGGTACCTGATGCCGATCAGCTATAACTCATCTGAGGGATTTATCCATTTCATTATTAAACGCATTAGACGATTACTACCGGCGATAGTAATTTGCTCTTTTATAATGATATTTATCGTGTCACCTATTTTTAGCAACAAATCAATATCAAGCAATAATTTTATTAAAGAAAGCATTCTATTGTTCATACAGCATTGCGCTTTTATATTTAACAATCCAATTGGAATATTCTATGACTTCAAAGTTCCCGGAGCAATGAACGGCAGCCTATGGACTATACCAATAGAGATTGTCTGTTACTTAATATTGGCGACATCGCTAAGCTTTAGCAACAGCTATAAAACAATATTAGTTCTACTTCTACTTTCATTGATTGGATGTTTAATAACAATTTATAATGAAGTAGGATTTGTTTTCTACGGGGTTCCTATAAAATATCTTTCCATGTTTGGAGTGGCTTTTTCGACTGGGGCATTGCTTTCAATGACTAAAACTAAATGGCACCCATATAGATATGGCATCCTTATTATATCAATAATAGTAATACTCTCTGCTCAAACTGGTCTCGAGTTAAATTCAATATGTTTGGCTGCTGCTGCATTTATGGTGATATTTTTCGGTACAAACATCAAACTTAGCTCAAAAGGAAGCTTTGATATATCTTATGGGATATATATTTATGCATTCCCAACGCAACAAATAATAATCAACAAGGTATCAGATGACTTTACAACAAGCCTAATACTATCAACTATCATTACAATAATTCTTGCAACGCTATCGTTTTTATTTGTTGAAAAGCCTTTCCTTGATCGAAACAAATCTGCTGGAAGAAAGACTAATCTTCCAGCAGAGATTTCAACTTAGTAGTTAGCAGCTGTAATTACCACCCTAGCAGTATTGGCTAGGGTGGCCGTTGACCCGCTCGTATTCTTACAGGCAAACCTTATTTCTGCACCAATCGGTAGCCTGTTTCCAGGAATGGTAACTGTACCTCCACTGATACACGAGAAATACTCTACACCGTTTAACAGTATGCTCACGCGGAACTCTGCTCCAGAAGAAGGCATATACACGCTTATTTCCATTTGCCTGATATGGGTAGCCACGTTAAAACCATCATTGTTAGTATTAGCGTAATAATATTTGTAATCTCCCGTAGATAATCGAGAAGGGAAAGAAACACTTACGGCCGTGCTGGCGGGAATGCTGACGCTCGCAGCCTCCAGATATGCGATTGGCCTCATGTCATGTTGCCAGTTACACTGTGGAGATATATTTTCTGCGATAGTCGTAAATCCATCACGTAAAGCTGAATCTCCGACTCGTGCTGTCATGTTTGAAGATGTAGAATATATAACCACCGATGTTCTGTTTGTTGCAGAATAAAAGTTGCAAGTGTCAGCAATGTTAACAGTCCCTGCATAGTCTGAGACTTGGTTTTCAATGAGAGGAATTCCGCCATTTAACATGGCACCAGAACACATTGAGAATGTTATGTCGCTATGACCACTGAAGCTCGAACCTGAAATTCCTGAGCTATTTTTGATCGAGACCAAAGATGAAACAGTTTCAACATGTACGCCATTCAATCTTGCACTTCCAAATGGATTTGAATATTGGGTGGAAGATGCCTGCGACATATTCACAATTGGTGCGGCAGCGTCAATGCTGCTCACTGCCTCCCCTGAAGTATGGTTTATTACTCCTCCGATTATATTGAAAACACCTTTTTTATACGTAAATCCACTAACAGGTTCGCACACACATGAACCTTCTACACTAACGATAGTTTGAGAGCCATTCACCTCAACACAACAGTTCACTTTATTGGTCGTGAGAACTTTCACATTAATTTCAGAAACCTGTTTATCTGTTCCATCACCAAAACATAAGGCACAGTTCCAAGTGTTAAACTTCCACCCACCCATCATATCAAAACTGGTGAATATTCCAGTTTCAGGCGCAATAGATGAAGGCAACCCTCCGCGCCCTCTAATCGCATATGTATATTTATTGCTGCCAGCAGCTATGAATGAACCTGTAATTGATACGGTATGCGCATTTACAATATCGATCATAGAAGTTTGAACGGTCGTTGAGTTACCTATCAAATAAGTGCCATCGAAGTAAATTGTGAGATTTGCTAAATCCCTTAACTCTATAGAGCTCAGAATTAAAGCTATTGGCGGGACGTAGACTGTTCTCTTACCACCCGGTGCTTTGTTGATAAAGTTAACTGCGTTCTTGAAAGCGGTATCCGCTTGGGAATCATTCTGCACTCCCCAGGCTCGTACATCATTAACTGACCAACGTTTATCAAGCAGATAAACTGTTCCGGTGTCAGTCGTTACTGTATTTCCTGATATGAATTGTATTATTCCTGAATCACCAACAGTCGTATATAAGACGTTCTGGTAGAGATAATCATTCCCTGCGGTGATGTAACCAGCAAATTGTGGCAGCGTGGAGTAATTATTAGAACCAACAACATTTGCAGTGACTTCCACTAGCGGGCGCAGAGAAGCATCCCCAATGCTAAGCCATGCTCCGATTCCAACCCCACCAGATGTTTCTGGCGTTGAACCAGGTAATACATTTTTCGGCAGATTCCCGTCCCAACGGTAATACTCACCGTTGCCATCGGGTAAGGACCAGCGCAATGCATCGAATCGTTCAGTTATGACTGCACCAATCTGGAAAGAATCAATTAAAGCGTAACCCCACAAACCGGTAGCTGCGGGATCTGTAACTATTACTGAACCGTTACTGTCAAAACCTATCGCTTTATTTGCCCGGTAGATGGCCTGTGGTAACTCATTAATAAACGCTTCCGGGACACGTAGCGCACGCTCTAATCCTGCTTTGGAAACTTTATCCACGTATCCTTTTGTAGATGCATCCTGAGTGTTTACTGGATCTAACAAGTTAGCGATCCGATATCCTTTAGCATCATAGTATTTTGACAACGGCGTGTTGCGGCGAAGCGCCAAACCAAACCAACTCCACACCTGCTGAATTAACATTGTAAGCTTGTCAAAAGCGTCTTCATGAACCTCTGCGAAAAAGGCTCCCTGGTTACGCAAATCTGTTTCCTGAGTTATAGGCAAATCACGAACCAAAGTCAGCCCATAGCCATTTGGCAGAGGAGAAGATAAAACAACATTACCCCCATAATATCCGCCAACGCCGGTCAGTGTGTAGTCGGTCCCCAGCACTAAAACAGTTTCAACATCACTCAGATTAATTCGAGTAACAACCATATTGGAATTTTGCAATATCCGAAATCTGAAGGGGAAAGTTGTGGTAAGTCCATTACCGATGTATTGCTCACTGTCAATCTCAGTAGATACTGTCATGGTGCGGCTCCGAGTTGGTGGTTATCCGCACATCTTACCGCCCATTTGACTCACATATGAATTTTAATTACCTTTAAAACACTTTAAAATTACCTTATCGGTAATCTAAAACAACTGGAAAAGTTGGAAATCATTTGATACTGTTTATCCATACAGTATTAACGGGGGTGTAAGTGATGAAAACAGGAGGAGAAAATGAATATCACTATCCGTGTACGGATTCGTACTCAGAGGAAGTTCACACGCCAGAAGGCGTTGCCGGGCTAAAGACGGGGTCGAATATTGAGAGGCTACTGCTTCAGCTCTATGAAGAAGGTTATGACATCTCGGGTGCGATGACTGAGCTGAAAGCCCTGCTGAACTACGTCACCAGCAATCAGGAGACGCTGCGAGATATTGAGACGCACCTCACCTATTTGCTTCAAAAGTCGCGCAGCGAGATGTGATATCTCTTTGAGAATTTCACTTAAGAGAATACTTTTGTTAGGCCACATTTGTGGCCTTAACTGCACACAGGTATTACATGAAAAAATTATTCGCAATGCTTCTGGTTACTCTTTCTCTCGGCACATCAGTGCAAGCTTTTGCCGGTAACTGCCAGCATGATAGTGACACCGCATCAGATGGGTCAATTTGTGGCGGACGCTCAGAGGATTCCCGCGAAGGTGGTAAAGGGATTCGTTAATGAAAAAGCCCCACGGATGGGGCTATGAAAATGCATACATGGCAACATTCGCAAAGATTATAAAGGCAATGATTCCAGCCAATAACCTGCATCTTTCCCCGACTGAAGCCAGCTTTATCAACAGCCAGATGATGATCGTCGCGGCTGCCACAACGCAGATAAACCACGCAGCCATAATCAGTAAATGTTCAATCATTCCCCTACCGCCTTTCCTAAATCTGGCGCTCTGCGCGGAGAAGTATCCCCAGGCTCCCACCAACTGGTTACGTCATATTGACGTTCTGCCCTGTCTTTTGCCCGGTCATTATAACCTGGGTTCGCCATTTCTTGCAGTTGTTGCAAAATAAGGTGGTTGAATGCGGCCTTGGTATACCACAGGTTTGCAAATGGGATCACCATGCGAGCAGTGTTAATGGCATCAGCACCAAATGATGTTTCTTCCCCCATCAGCGCCTTCTGCGGGTTCGTGATTGCCAGTTTCATCAACTGCTCAGCAAAACCGAGAACAGGGCCACCCAGCGTTGCCGCGATACTCGAGCCATATTGCGTGTGGTCTTGGAACAGGAAATCACCATAGATGCCGAATGACCCCCCTTTCAGTAAAGCCTGAATCCATGATTTCCCCGTCGTCATATCGATCGGGTCATTACCGGTTAGCAGAGCGTTCATCTGATTTGCAAACATCCCGGCGATGGTCGTTCCCCCGATGTAAGCAGCGAGGAATTTAATGGCAGGCACCGTATCCAGATCCCGTGATCGGGTGACCAACTGACGGAAGCCTGCGAAAGGCGTGGTTTTGAAAAGCATTGCTGACTTAAGCAATTCCCCAGCCGTCTCGCGCTCAAACGTATCGATGCCTGTGGCCGTGGTGACTGCGCTGGTCATTTCGCCGTGAGTAATGCCCAGCAGCTTCTGAGCGGCTTCTGCCTTGGCGTTTCTGACCAGCCGGTTGATGGTCTGCTCTGCCTCTGCATCGAAAGCTACTGACAATGCTTTGCGGCGCGTATCCGGCATTTCGCCCATTTCTGCCAGTGCGTTTTTGGCACCGGCGCGGATGCTGTCTATGCGGTCAGCCAGAATTTCACGCACCTTGGCTTCAGGGACGGCGTAAATACCGTCAGGCGTCATGCCCATTGCGCCGCTGGTATTGAGCGGTCGCAGTTCTGCGGCATTCATGATCGCCCAGTCTTCCTGAGTCCAGCCCTTATTCGCGAGCACCGTCTTGTCAGACGCCTTCAGAGAATCCAGCGTTGGATATTTACGTGACATGTCACCAATGTTTTTATACATCAGCAAACCGAATGAGGCTTTGTTTGCCCGGTCCATTGCAATAAGTCCTGACCACTTCAGGGTTTTCTCAGCGAACCAGCCAGTGATGCCCCGAGACAGGTCGAAACCGCCCATCTTGCTAACGACAGCCGCGTGCGAGTCCACCAGCAGACCAAGATCAGCAGCAGCACGCTTTGCATCACCACTGAAAAGTAACTTGATGGTGCTGGCCGACAGGCGCATACCTTTGCGGTCAAAACCCAATGCCATCGCGTTGGCGCGCATGATTCCCTGATCGCTGGCTGCCGTCCAAACTGAAGTACCCAGCATGGCTGATGTCATCAGGTTACGAAGGCCGCCAATAGCGGAGGAGAATACACCGGAGTTTTGCACGCCATTCAGACCAGCCATTGAGTTGAACATACGCTCAACCATATTGCGCTGTGCCTGCATATCAGAAACTGACTTACCGCCACCCTCACTGGAAACTGATTTGCTATAAAGGCGATCGGCTATCAATTTAAAGTTGGTGGCGCTGTCGGGTCCGAATGCTTTTACCACGCCCAGATCTCGCGAAGCAGATTGCAGGTGAGACAGCATTACACCCACCACAGGCTGCCCTGTGTAGCGCTCCATGTAATTGAAATGGCTGGTGGCATCTTTAAACGCCATGACGCGGCTTTGCGAGCCACGGTTTTTAATGCCACCGCTGCCCATGTGCGCGCCTGGCTCAATTTTGTTGGCGCCATCCGTAGACTTGGTTTCGTAAATGGCAGCCAGCGCGTCGCGGTATTCCGCATCGTTCATTGGTGAACCGTCCTGATTCACGTACTGTGTGCGATCCTGTGTGTCGTAAACATCATCAATCCATTTACGGCGGGCAAACTCAGCTGGCGGCATGCGACCAGAGACGCGTGCAGCAGCGCGCTCTGCTACTGGCAAAGTAGCGAGCCACTCATCACGTCCGGCAGCGCGGATAAGGTCAGCATCATCAACGTATGGCAGGTTCCAGTCATCACGCAGACCAATATCAAACCCGTTGTCGTTCATCTCCTGCCGTGACCGGCTGGTGACGTCGTTCCAAATCTTGGCGATTTTCTTGGCCGGCGCGTTACCGGTGTCTTCGCCATAAATTTCTTTCAGCAAATGCAACTGGCTGGATTTGGCAACAGCCTGGTCAAACGGGTTGCGAAAACGCTGCGCGCCCAGAGCCTGAGACTGTTGGAAAAACTTCTGTACTTCCGGTCCCGCAGCAGTCATCTCAGCACTGAGCTGGCGGCTCCAGTCCTGATAAGCACCAGTTGCCAGTTCTTCAGCAGAGGTGATGTCTAATTCTTTCCCGTTCCACGTTTTCCGTCCGGCGAAGATGAACTGGGACAGGTTCTCTGGAGTTTGATCACCGGCCGGAAAGCTTTCATTTAGCTTTTTCGTGATGTTCGTGATGGCTATGGCGTTCTGTGCCAGACGCTGGCGCTTTTTATAAACCTCATGCACAACACGCTGAGCCGCCAGATCAGCAGCTTCTCTGTATGTCTGCCCATCAGGAATACCAGATTTACCTGCCTTCGCGTTATTGCGACTGACCTGCCGCACGGCATCCTTAATGCGGTCTTCAATGTTTTTAATTTCATCAGATTTTGGCAGACGCCCTAGTGTGTTAGCGATCGCATCAATACAGGCTGATTTCATTATGGATTCCTTAAGAAGCAGGCGGCAGCCACAGAATAAACATTTGACTCTTTCTGGGCGGTGGCAATCTGTTCATCCAAATCAGCCAGCGCCTGAGATAGGGTAACCTCTTGGCCGGTGTCGGGATGAAGTATTTTTGTTTCGGCATCAGCAGCCAGGTCACGTGCGGCCATCAGATCGAAGCTGTTGCCTGAAATGACTTCTCCGGTGTAAGGGTCTGTGCTTACCGCGCCAGACTCTTCACGGCCAGAAGAGAATGCGCTGCCATCTCGCAAAGCCGTTGGCGACGCATCAGCGTCAATTCGAGGAGGTGTTGTGGAAAGTCCGGCATCCCGGATATCAGCCTCCATCGCATCGCGCATTGTAAGACCTGTCAACTCTGTTTCAGGACGAACCAATCCATCAAGCCCTCTGATCTGCTGTGAGATGTTAACGGGCTCACCATTCATCAGGCTGCGGGTAGCAGCATCCATTGCGGAAACGTGAGCATTAACGCTTTCGTTTGAGGCATGGATCACCGGAGATGACTCGATGTCATAGTGCAACCCTTCATTAAGTACATGGGCGGCATCAACATCGCTCGGTTTAATTGGTGTCTGATCAACAACATCACGGAGGCTTTCAGGAATGATGCCCTGCTCAATGCGCGATAAATCTGCTTTAGCCTCGAAAAATCTCCCGCCCCTGCTGCTGTCTGCCAGCGTTGCTGATTTAGTTTCTATTTGCTGGCGCAGGTCAGTTACCTGCGCATCAAGTTCTGCGACTGATGCGGAGCGCTGAGCGCGGGCAGTTGACAGTGCCTTTCCGCTGCCGGTGATCGGCGCATCTTTGATCTGCTGTAATTGCTGGGCAGCCTGATCATGCTGGTATTGAAGATCATGTATTTCCGACGACAGAGACTTTCTCTCACCGACTGGCAAAAGGTTATCAGCTAAGCCTTGTAGTTCAGTCACCCGAGATTCGTAAGTTGGCGCGGGCGCGCTTTCAACAGGGGCCACATCCGCAACAGGCGCCGCAGACTCATTACCTGCTGACGCAACCGGCTCAGGCAGCACTGTGGTGCCATCATCGGGAATTGTTGCTGGTGCTGACTGGGTTTCTGGTGTCACCTCTGGCGCTGCGTTTCGCGTAGCAGTCCAGTGATGGAGGCCGCCGAACGAAGCACCCAGAACAGCATCCACGGCGATCGCCTGTCCGTCCCAAACGCGATACTGTTTCGCCATGTCTGAATAGCCGTTTTCTTCCAGCGTCTCCCCCATAGCAAAACGATTCAGGCCGCCAAAGGAGGTGTTGATCCCTACACCAGATAAAAGCCTGGTTGCCAATCTACCGCCAGCGGCAGCCGGTAACGCCATGCCAAAGGCGTTGAATGCGGCCTGCTCAGTCGCCAGTGTTGTGGCTGTTTCAGGATTTACACCCTTCTTCAAAAAGTCCTGCCGTGTTGGCTCGAAGCTGCTGCCAAAGGCAATCGCCCCCCCCGTAACTGGACCGCCGACCACCGTCGCACCGATCGCCGGAACAAACTGCCCGAGGCCATTAAGAACCTGCGCCGCGGTACCCTGAGTTGTTCCATCGGGCTTGATGTATTGCCGCGCAGCCTCAAGGGATTTGGCTGTGCTGTCATAGGCGTCATTCATTGCCTGGTCAGCACCGGGATAAGCAAGCTTCAGCAGGTTGACGTTAGGTGCCGGGGAGTATGCAGCGATTTGGGAATCGACCAATTGATTTGCAAACGTCAGCGCAGTCTGCCCGAGCCCGACTGTTCCCTCTGCTACGCCACGTGGGAATGCAGACAGTGAACCGGCAAAGAACGTAGGATCGTAATCTTCAGGGCGCGCTGCCTTACCCTCTGACAGATTGTCAGTCCATGCCTGCCCTTCCGGTGCTAAATCGAAGATATCCGCCATCAGTTAGCCCTCACACTTACGGTGACTTCTTTCCCTGTCCGCGGATCAACAGCCCATCGCCCACTGCCGGACAGCAGGCGATACTGACCACTACCAACGTTAACTGGTGTGAAGTTGGATTGCCCTGCAGGATTCAGCCCTGCCTCTTTCAGTGCAGCCTGTGCAGCCACTGTGTACCGGTCTTTGAACGTGCTCTTATCCATACCAAATGGCATTACAACATCACCACCCTGGAACCCTTTGTACACACCCCCTGTTGCCATCAGTGCGGCCTTCTCTGCGGCATCGCTATTCACCGAGGCAGTAGATGCGTCGCTTGCATCACCAGAGCGATAAACGATCCCTGCATATGCAGACTTGTAAATTCCAAAGGCCATCTGGCGTGCTTGCGGATTGTTGGCAAATGCATTGCCCACTTCATCATCGAATTTACGCGTCAACTTTTCGTCGCTCGGTAGGCTGACCGGGGTGATCCCTGCCTTTTTCATTTCGTCCGTAGGGTTGACCAACTGATCCCCCAACAGGATTGTTTTCGATGCGTCGTATTTGTCCATCGTTGGCTTGTAATCAATGAAATCACTGTACGCAATGCTGCCTGACCGGTTGTCATATTGGTTATCAGGCTTGCCGAGTAGCAGCGCTGAATATGCCACCGCCGCACTGTTTGGTGCCACAGCGCCAGCCACCTGACGCATTGCGCCGGCTGGGAGGTTCTGCCCCATAGACTGGAGCATAGAAATAGTCTGATCGACGTTAGTGGTACCGCGAATGATTTGCGTAAACCCTGCGGCCTCCTGCTGCGAAAGAAGAGGTGCATTAATGCCAATGGCCTTCAGATCACCGCTGCTGGCGAAGCGGCTTTTTATTTCGCTGGAAACATCGTCAGGGTTATTTGTGCTCAGTGGTTTGTACGCTCCCAGTTCAATTGCGGAACCATAGGGATCGGACTGGCGCTTTTGAATAACAGAAGCCGCCGCAGCTTTTACATGGTCATAAGCACTGGCGCGTGATGCGTAACCGTCGCCGTCTGCGACCGTTGGCTCGAGGGATTTCACCGCGGCATTGATGCTGGCGGTCGGCAACGTCCGAAACGCCCCAATGTACTCACCGGCTTGGCGCTGATTATCCAGATCCTGATAACGCTGCTGTCCTTCACGGTAACCATATGCTGCCACAAAATCTGACTGGCTCGGCATGTTAGGATATTCAACGCCACGCAGATACGCAGCAGAGGCATCGCGCACGGTATCATCCAACTGAGTGCGGTACTGTGTCTGTTGTTATTTCCGTAATGCATCCGCCTGGCGGATCACAGTCGCCTGCGTACTGGCATCCAGTTCATTGAAATACGGGGTTTTGGTTACACGCGCAACGGTATCCAACTGCGAGAACCCAAGAGCAGCCTGTACGCCTTTGTTAACCTGATCGGCACTGTACGGCACCTTGCCGTTTTCCTGCTTCATGATGGCATTACACAGATTTGCCAGCGTGTCGGCATTGGTCAAGTCGAGTGGCTCATCAGCGGTAACACCGAGCTGAGCACATACGCTTTTGATATACGCCTGGGTATCATTTTCTTTCCCATCCTTGCCGGGTGGTGCCCAGCGCCCAATGATCTCTGCAGGCGTGTCGTAACCTTGCTTTCCATATGACAACAGGTTGCGACCCAGTGCACGAATCCCATGCTCAGGCGTCTCGAATTTCGCAAAGCGCCCGTCGCTACCTGTCTGACCCTGCCAGCTGTTGCTGTCGTTGAACTCGATATTGCCCGGGTTATTGTTTCGGATGCCACGGGTACCATCCACCACCTGAGTTGATGAAACGCGAGTGGTACCGCCGACGTCTGCCGGTTCGCCGTTCTGTGTAATGACGACCATGTAATCAGAGCCAAGCTGCGAATTAGCAGCACCCAGTGCGGCACGCTGAGTGAATTTGGTTTGCTCTGCCTGAATCTGTTCCGGTGACCACCCCTGAGCGCTGCCATAAGTTTCGATGGAGTTTTTAGTGCGGGCGTTATTTAGCTGATAAGCCGCAGGATCAGAATACAGAGATGCCGCCTGAGTCACGCCGGTTTCAACGATGGCCTGTTGCTGACCGGCACGATATTGCTGCATCTGCCCGTATTCATGACGTTCTGCAGCACCAGATAGCTGAATTGCACCAGACTCCATTTGGCGCTGCCAGTCACGCTGACGTGATGCAGGCACAGACGATGCCAACTGGCTTGCCAATTCATGGTACTGGCCTACTGCCTTCGGCGCGCTGCCCAAAGCATTGCTGCCTTCCAGTTGATTCTGTGCCGACTGGATCCCCTGCATGCCAGCGTTCAGTTTCAGAACCGCATCCTGAAACTGACCGTCGTCGTATTTTACTTTTTCCTGAACGATGACGTTGGAAAGATTCTGACCAAAATCAGCGATAGCATCCAACGCACCTGGACGCTGCTGAATGTTGGCGACATTGACAGGGCCCGGGCGATCTACACTCTGCTGCTCATAACGTGGGACTGGTACTGTTGGCATGAAGTCACCTTAGAATGTGAATGCGTTTGTTCCGTATTTCTGTTTGCTGGCAGCTGTGAACATGTTGGTTGATGAGCCAGTGCCGGATGATGCAGCTGACGCGCCAAGCCCCATTGTCTGGTAGGCAGAAAATCCCGACAGCGTTGCATTCAGAATTGTTGAACCAGCCTTTGAGTATCCGGCGTTCTGGTCAATCTGCCCCTGCGCACGGCTGGCGCTGGCTTGAAAATCCAGACCGGCAGCCTGACGCTGTGCGTTGTTGATGGTTGTCAGCGCATCCAGTTCAGTGCCTGATGCTGTATCGCCGAAGGTATTCAGCGCCGATCCGGAGGTCATATCAGTACCGTTGGCACCAAAGGCGGCAGCCTGCCTGCCAGCTAACTGACGCCCCTGTTGGCGTTGCTGTTCTGCCTGAGCATTCCCAGCGTTTACCGCGTCTCGTCCTGCCTGTTCTTGCGCATCAGCATTCGCGTTAGCAACCTTCTTCGCGTCATTGCCCTGCTTAACTGCGCTGGCGGCTGACACGGCAGCGGTGATTGCGGTGATCGCAAGAATTGCTGTGGTTGGCTCACACATTATTCAGCCCTCAGATGGAAATGATGGAAAGGTAATTGCAGCGCGCCATACGGTTGCGCTTCATTAAGCGTGAAGCCAAGCCAGTGCAGCCACGATTTCGCGGCGGTGTTGCGGGCATCAACAAAGTTTTCGAGACGGGGATACAGCGCCAGCATTTGTGCCAACACCGGGCGACAATGACGAAGGAAAGTTACCTGCACTTTCTCCAGTCTGTCGGTGCCTACCAGCCAGGGGACCCCGAAGCCGGTAAGCATTGATGCAGGGCATACGCCAAAGATCCCTACGACATCACCATCGATGAGACCAGCCCAGCAGATTGATGATGCGCTCATGGAACGGCGCAGCACTTCATCCGGATTGATCAGTGCAGCAGCATAGAATTCATCAATATCCGCCTGACGAATGAAAGGCAGCATCTCCGCTGCGTGCTGCTCTGTGGCCGGTACGATTTCGACTTTACGCATATCAGCCACCCACCGTTATTTTCGGGATGATCGAGAGAATTGAGAGAGGAAGCGGATCCGACTGACTGACAATTAAGCGGCCTGATTTGTCCCATTCTGAATCGAGGTCAACAGTAACCAGTCCGGTTTTATTACTGACCGGGTCATCATAAAACTCAAACTCACGCTGAGGATATTCGTACATCTTCCCGCCCGGCGTTCCGGCGAAAATACCGCGGCTGTCCTGAATCATGATGTCGGCTTTGTTGATAATTTTTTTCTTATCGAGAATGGTTTCCTGACCGGCGAAATTGATATCCAGCGTTTCAATAACTGCGTTAATCGGCAACCCGACATGCACTACAGCACCTGGTGTTTCCAGAGAAATAGAACCGCTGGTAACTACCTTTTGAGGTTCGACATTGCCGTCTGAAAGAATGCTGACAGTCTGTCCTTCGAGGTGAGACAGGCCGGAAAAATTAGCTTTCGCCATATTCCATGACGCCGTGGACACACCCTGAAATTGTGCAGGAACGTTTCTGTTTGCACGCACTGTCACCACATTGCCACTGCTCACAGCGACAATAAGAAGCTTCAGGATCTTATCTGTCGCGTCTTCCGTATATGGCAGAAGGATTTCATCATCGACATTACCCGGCACAAAGTAACTCGCGCCGCTAATTGTCAGTGTGTAATCAGTGCGGTAATCCCAGTCTACACTTCCACCGGTGAGCGTCACAGTTCGGGATGGATCGGTATTACGACCGTCGTAACTCAGCCCGCTATCAACGATGAATGAATCGCTGATGTCAGAGAAAATGCGGGAGTCGAGCCGCTCGATGTAGCGTTTTGTCTGACCATTAATAACGCGGCGCACAACTGCATACACACCGTCTTCATTACCTTCACTGATGCTGCATACCGATTCGTAATATCCGTTTGTTGCCGGGTGAGGATGCCAGGCTACAACCTGCTGGTCGCGCAGATACGTCAACCCCATGAGCAGGCCGTCATCCCGGATGCACCAGACAATGCTGAACGGCGTGATGGCAAAAGCCCAGTCCACAATTTGGTGGCCGATAAATAAATGGTTTGCCAGAATTGTCAGATCAGAACCTTGGAATCCATCCACGTCGAACGAATAGGCCAGATCACGTACTGCGCCACCTTTCTGCTGAACGAACAATGCCACGTTACTTATTGCAATAGGCGGCACATCGCTGGCGCCATTCTGCCCCTGAGAGCTGAAATTGAATGTCGATGGCGTGAGCGTATTTGTCTGATCCCCGTTGACCTTGTACTCACCACCGGATGTCAGCGCGACCAGTGATCCAACATCTATGAGGTGCAGGATTTTATTCAGCTGCCGACCGGCGTATGTATAACTGATCGCATCATCGTCGACAGACGGAACAGAGGTCCCGAAGTCTTTATAGTCTCCGCTCTTACTGGTCCATACCGTTTGCGGTAAAGATTTTGAAGCGGCGAACATCAGGCGCTGTTGGAAATAAACCACAGTAGATGGATAACCATCGACGCTGTTCCATGCAAATTTCGCCCATTTATAGCTTGGCGTAGTGACCAGATCTTTCGGGAGTCGATTAATGACATCTGCAGTGGCAGTCAGGCCATCACCGGCTACGGTTGTGATTTTGGCAATGCCATTTCCGCTGTGGATGTAGAGCCACTCGGCGCTATTGTCATCGCCATACCAACCATCCAGAGCCTTACCAGATGTATGAGTTGGTGCAACCGTGCCCGTTTTACCTGCGCGGGTGCATTCGTAATAGTTGGTCGAATACCTGATCTGTTGGCCGAGGGTGACATCTTTGTCCGTTTCCCACTTTGCAATATCACCGGTATTCAGTTGCTCGATAAAGAACAGCGTTCCCGCCTGCTCAGCGGTGAATATCGCGCTGGTGGATGTCAACGTTACGGTTCCGGTTTCTCCGGATGCGTTTACAGTGACCGCCTCATCGATGTTGCCATCTTGAAATGGACCATCATTAGTGCTCACCAACGCAGTGCGCCAGTCTTCATTGCCATACCGACGGATCTCCATCGGCGGATAATTGGCATGGCAGATAGTCATCACGTCAGCGGACTGTGTGAACTTAAGCATAAACAAATCAGCTTCTGCGTAAGGTGTCATTACTTCCACCGGCTGGCCGACATTCGGACCAGTTGTGTAAACAACGGGCGCCCCATTTGCCCAGATGCGAACGTAACCTGCACCAAACTCCAGCGCAAAGGTCTGGCTTACGGAAAACTGGAACGGGATTAACCGGCACTTCTGCGATGAGTTTTTTGATTCCCCGAGGAAACGGAATCCGGCACGGTTGTCTACGCCACCGAACTGGCGCACCATGAAGTTTCTGCACCGGCGCAGCGAGCTGGCGTAGCGCTCAAGGTCAACGCGGCCGTAAAGGTTTGGGGAGATTTCGCCACCGGCAAATGATGCCTGCATTGCGCTAACGGCCATTATGACAACCTCGCTATGGTGAACTCCGATTCCGGCACAAGCGGCTCCTGAGATTCATTATTCGAATGCGCCACGCCAGCCAGCACCATTGCGTTGTACATCTGTAACGCCTTATTACCGAGGTCACCAGATGCCGCCAGTGGCATTGCAAATTCCGCTGCCAGCTTCCAGCTCAGGGCGTCGGCGAACTGCGCATCAAACATGTTCGGATCAGTGATCTTGCCAACGTAACGCAGTTGGGCTTCAGGCTGGTTTGTGTAGATTATTCTCCCAGTACCCGCGGCGTCTGATCCCACCTCGTATGTCACCCGCATGCCCGGAGCCGGATAACGAATGCCAGGTGTCATGATTTCTGTAATGCGCATGCAGTCTGTCGGGTAACGATATGCAAACTGCCAGTCGGTTGATGGTGTATCCAGATCAGCAAGAACGACGCGCTTGGATGCAAAGTTCCAATCGAAGTCGCTCAGCACAGTGTCGCGTGAGGACTCATAGAATACGTTGGCAACATCGGCCTGCTTACTCTGCTCGCTCAGGCTGTTGATGGTGCGTGAGCTGCCGATACGCATCAGCGCGATATTGCAGATCTGGATAACTGAGGCCATTACGCATCGCTCCCGTATAACGTGTCAGCTGCGGTCTTCTGTGGCTCTGCGGCTTCATCCATCAGGCCGATGTCGGTTATCTGCATTTCGACGCTGCTGTAGGAGTCATCGCCATCTTCACGTGTGCTGGTGGACAAAACCTTCACCTTGCCGGCCAACATCATTTCAGCACCGACCTTTGGCAAAGAGATACCCAGTTTTTTCAGGGTTTCATTGTTAAGGGTGATACGAAGACCCCACGGGTAATCGTCACGCTCGACAGTCTTCCCTTCTTCATTTTCAAAGCTGTCTGTACCTTGCTTGAGATTGACCATCTGCGGTTGTTTCATGTCGATGCTCCGGAGAGTAAAGGGGCTTTCGCCCCTTCAGGAAGTAGCTGTTAAACGCCTAACTCAGCGCGCTTTTCAGCAATTTTGGTTTTCATGGTGTCAGCCTTCATGGCCGGATGCGGCGCAGTGTTGAATAACGCTTGGTACTCATCACGCAAAGCAGCCAGATCGACATCGGCCTGATTAGAACCATCGCCTTCGGTTTTTGGTTTGTCGTCAGAATCGTTCACGACCTCACCATCGCCTTCGGGCTTTTGCTCGACATAGTTCTTATCAGCCTTTTTCTTCGCTTCTTTCGCCGCATCGTTGATCGGCTCCAGCGCGCTGCCCGGCTTACCGTCGTAATCCACTTCATCACCTTCAAACAAAAGCTGTTTGTTGATGTATGAGGTAGCCAGGATTTTGTAACGTGCAACTTCTGACATGTTGCCCCCTGTTATTTAACGGTGAAGCCTGATGGGTAGCTGTAGTTCGCATCCACATCGAGGTTAATGCCGGAGGTAAAAGCGCCAGCAGTTAATGGACCGGTACCAACCACGTAATTCACGCGCAGGTATTTCAGAACACCCTGCGGAACCTTGGCTGACAGAACGCGCTTACCAGCTACCAGTGAAGCCAGAGCCAAAGAACCGCTGTCGTACAGCGTTACCCAGGTGGCGTTATCGGTACTGGTTTGCAGCTGAACGTTGACGGTCGCAGCACCGGCGGCTGTGGCCGTGGTGTTGACGTTAGTCCAGAACTCCAGCGGTTCGCCCACACCAATATCGCGGCGCGTGCCTTTCAGCGGGCTCAGGTCGATCACATCGGTTGAAGCAGCTGTAGCGGTAACCGCCTGCGCTTCGGAGAACATCAACAGTTTGTCGAGGATCATCTTTCTTTCTCCAATGAGTGGGCCACATCAGCAGCCCATCAGTTAAGGTTGGCGGTTAAACAACGCGGGCTTCGGTTTCCAGAAGCGCATCGGTTTCGCGGATCGGGATGTTACGGAACGTAGTCCAGAACTCGCCTTCGGTTTCTTTCACGGACAGCGCCAGAGAGGCTTTGCTCAGAGATTGAATGTCGAGGTATTCATTCAGGGTTCGGTTCATGTAGAACACCGGCTTACCCATGCCACGGTTCGGGATGCGGTGCAGCGCCTTGATCATCAGCTTGACGATATCAACCGGGGTGGTTGCATCAAGATCGCTGACATCGATGTTTGCGATGCGCACGACATAACGCCAGTCACGCAGTGCCAGACCGTTATCCCACTTATAGTGAGAGCGATAGCCCTGGTATTTACCACCGTTGGCATCGATGAGCGTTTGCTCACCCAGATCCTGCGTCTGTAACCCTGCTTTCTGCCCTTTCGGGAAGATGCCGTGCACTGTGTTCTCGCCCCAGACAACGAGCCAGATTGATGCGTTGTCAGTGCCGGTACCGCCAGCATCGATAATGTTCTGGGCATTACCCGCAGACAGGCTGGAATAACGAGAAGACAGGCCCATAAATTGCTGTGGGTTTACGCTGGTATCACCGTAGAAAATGGTGGTTGCCTGCGCCTGGTTCATCGCTTCAAGGAACGCGCGGTCTTCAGACAGGCGGAACTCGGAGGTATTACCGTTAAGATCGGCCAGAGACTTATCGACTTCGGAATATGATTCCAGCATGCCGCATGCGTCGGTGATCTGTACGGTGGTTGATTTGCTTGGCTGCACGCCATAGTTCAGCAAACGCCATGTAGCGTTTGGCAAACCAGAACGTACTGTTGTGCGGTGACCTGTTGGCAGGTTCCCTTCTACAAACGGCATGTCCTGCAGGATCACGTTGGTTTGCGAGAGCAATTCGGTGATCACCGCAACTTTGCCATCCGGGTCTTTGCGCTTACCCCAGTCAGCCAGCGTTAATGCTGTAGTGCTTTTAACAGCCATATTTCAGTTCCTCACTTATTTCCGTACAAAATATCGGCCTGACTACGCTGGCCACCAGTGTTTGGCATGACCATAGAGTCTTCACTCATGGCCTTACCGACTTTCACGAAACAACGCACCAGATCAGGGTGATTCCCCAGCCCAGTGGTTTCCAAATATTCCCGCAGACCGGCAGGGGCGAAGTTGTCCAGAGCTTTCTGAGCCAGTCCGACATTGGCGACGAACGCATCACCGCCGATCTCTTTGTCGGTCTTAACTTCGTTCGCCCAGGCTTCTGTCTGCTTCGCCCAGTTTTCCTGCTGGCGTGCTTCAATCTTCGGCAGAATGTCTTTGCCGTAGATGTCTACCAGCTTCTGAGCCTGCTCATTGTTCAGGCCAAGTTCACGGGCTACAGGATCAAGCGCGGCAGCCATTTCAGCATCGAGCTCTTGGCCTTCTACCGGCGACTTGAACTCGTACTTTTCCGGAACCTTGTCGGCTTTGTCTTTGGCTTCTTTATCAGCCGAAGCTTTGTCAGCTACTTCCTTTTCCTGCGCCAGTTGCTCTGGAGCCTTCTCGCCGGCTGCTGGCTTCTCAGCTTCTGCACCGGGTTTATCACTGGCTTCTGTACCGGCCTCACCAGTTGGCTTTTCAGCGGCAGGTGTTTCAACAGCACCGGCAGGCTGTTCACCACCGCCACCGCCACCGCCACCAGCCTCTGCGCCAGCATCAGCAGACTGAAGGCGGCGCAGCACCAAACGTTCGAATAAATTCATCTATCTTTCCCCGTAATCAGATCGGAATGGTTTGTGCTTTAAGCTGCGTCAGCACTGCGTTTATCGTGTTGCGAAGCACCAGAGCATCAGCCAGTAATGCGTTGTATTTGTTGACCAGGTCGTTGTGGTCAGCGAGCAGGCCAGCAACATCAGTCGCGGAAGAAGTGGTATCAGCGGTTGCAGTCGCGGCGGCAGCTGCTGCAATTGTTGCGCCGAGCTTCACGCCGCCAGCAGTCGATGCCGTTGGGGCAGGGATAGAAGCGCCGGACTCATCGACCACTTCTACGATTTGATTACCGCCATCAAAGCGGGCGATACGCTGGGTCTGAATTCTAGGCATTGCCGTCTTCCTCTTTCGCTTCTTTCGCCATCACAAGCCACATATCAGGGCAGACGCGCATCACGTTGCTGAATACGCGAAGACCGGCGTTACGTTGGCCTTCATTAAAATTTGTTGCGTTGTTGTCTCCGGTGAAGCTGGAGGTGAACACCTTTGTTTCTTCCAGCAGCGACCAGACGAACCGGCGACCAGAAACTGTGTTCATGATGTTTTCAATGTCCTGATCATCACGTTTTGCCAGTTCTGCGGCCTTCTTCTGTTCCTCTTCTAATCGCTGCTCGTTCTCTTCCTGGTCGTAGACTTGGCTCATGGCTGCATCGCCCCTGCTACTGCGGTCAGCGCGCTTGGCTGATCGGTCTGGGTTTCACTGAGGGTCTTAGCCCCCTGCACTGCTGCCATGCTTTGCGCCATTGCCTGCTGTTTCTGCATCTGCTCGGCGCGCTGCGCTCGGACATCTGCAACCTGATCACTGGTGGCGATGATGGTGGCAGGAACGCCAACCATGCTGCCGTAGTCATCGATCGCCTGATCGACGTTGAGTTTGTCCAGCGCTTCAGGTTTGGCCTGAGCCAGACCACCGACGAAACCGACGAAGCGTTCGATGGAGCCAATGCCCACGGCTTTCTGTGCCTGAGCCATGACAGAGATGTATTCGACACGCAGCGACTGACCAGCCAGCTCAGGTGGAGCCGGTGGCAACATGTTCTTGCGAGCCATGATGTTGAAGATGCGGTCGATGGACGGATCGAGGAATTCATCGTTGAGACGTTCCAGCACCGGCCCCAGCATCAGCAGCTTCTCTTCTTTCATCTCAACCACAGCTTCCACCGGCATGCTGCGGGTGTTGACGTTTTGCAGCATCATGAAGAGGTCAACGAAGTAGCTGGAGTTGATGAGGGAACGCGTATCCTGAATGTCAGCCACCAACTCATTGATGCGCGGGTTGATGGCGTAAGCTGGTTGGAATGATGTATTGCCACTGACCTGGTCAACGTAAGTAATTTCACCCGGCAAAAGACTGGCGCGCTGGTTCTTCAATGAACTCGGACCTACCATCGGCGGATTAACCAACTTGTCGATGGCCTGAGCCTTGCGGCGCTGCTCGAGCTGGAGAGCCTTTACGCTACCCAGTGCAATCATGCCCGGACATGACGAACCGTAAACGTCTTCGCCGTTGATATCCCAGCGCGGCGCCATGATCGGCATATCATCGAAACCTTTCTCACTGAGCAGCTTGTCTCCGCCGCCACCGCATTCAAAGTAGACCGAAGAGAACTTCTTATTCTTCGAGTCCATCTTTCCGGTATCGCGATTCATGTTCGGCTCAACGACGTGAACAACGTCAAACCACTGCTCATATTGCTGGCTTTCCCATGCTGATTTAACGCTGTCACTGACGTTGTCCAGACCGAAGCGCTGGACGATTTGGCGGCACGTCATAGAGAATTTGCGATAAACGGTATCGACCTGCAGGCGGTCACTGTTCGACAGGTAGTAGCTGCCGATTGGGAACGGATGCGTGCGGATTACATCTTCATCGTCTTCCAGCAGAGACATCGCTGTCGTTCCGAAGGTGCCCAGCTGACCGTAGACAATCGGCAAAGACTGGTACCAGTTCGATTTGTTCATCACATCGTTCATGCGGTTCTGAACAGTTTCGAGCCAAAACTTAACCGGTCCGTATTCCATCATGTCGGGGTCAGGCGTTCCGAGGGTGAACCACGGGCGAGTCGGGCTGGTTATACCGGACAACATGCCACTGGATAGCGTGCGGCTCGCCAGCGTTGCTGTCGGGTCCACGATGTTAGTGTTGCGCTTAGATTTGTTGCGTTCCGTGGTGAGGAATCGGCTGCTGCGAGGCAGAACAAAATCTGACAACTCGCGCCAGTGCGGATCAAACGATGAGCGTTCCGTTTCCAGAGAGCTCAACTGTTTGATGTAAAACTGCTTGCGCGATTCTTCAGCCATCGATTAAGCCCCCAGCAGGGTTTTGCCTGATGCGGCTGTCGGCGTTGATGTGTCACCCTGCGCAGACGTCAGGATTGTGGACTTCTGACCAGCGGCGGCACGGCGGCGGCGCTTCTCTTCGTCAGTAGCATTCACAACAGCTTCGTCTTGGGCTTGCGGTGCAGATTGCACTGCCGGAGTAGAGGTTTTTGGAGAGCTACCGATGCACATGATTTTTTCATCCGCAGAAAATAATTACCATTTAACCATATTAGAATATTTATTGACAATTAATAGATGTGTGGTTACCTTTATGGTAACTATTGAGGCATCATTATCAGTAGTTGGTATGAAACCACAGTCCAAAGAACGGTCGTAAAAACGACGCCGGAGCGTAACCGGCACCCAACAGGTAAGAGAATCGTTTGATGTGGCTTTACGCAACCACGTCGAACCTTCCTAGGCGGTGCTCTTTCCGTTGTGGTGAATGCGCAGGCTGATGCGCGCCGATAGGCTCTTTTGCCTTGAGAGTGTCCGAATAATCCCGAGTGCGGGGAGACAGAAATTTAACGCATGGTTCTGCGAGCTTAAGGCTCTAGGACGATACGCCGACATTATCAGCGTCGGCCACCACAAAATCCCGTTCCACTCATGAAAATCGGAAAGCAAAACGCAGGCAGTGCCTGTTACCTGCAAAGGTTTAAAAGCTGGAGCAGTCCGGTACTGGAACCGGATCACCGAACTCAGCGTTGCTGGACGTAAACCAGCGTATTACCGCATGAGCATTGAAGTAGCCAATAAGCACCGTATGGGATGGCACCGGTGCCCACAGTGATCAGCCGGTAATACCTGTGACCGTGATACATCCCATTGCTGTGTGTAGTCTTTCGCCTCCTTCGCCGGGGGCATTTTTTTTATCTTGATGACTGATAATCACCATAAAGGTATACTTCAGAAAAAAAACTGAGGTCCTGTTATGCTTGATTTTATTAAGGATATTTTTGCTGCATTCCGTCAAAACTCACTGGAAAGAATGAAAAGCCCATTCCTGGACTGACCCCATAAAGTTGGACAGTTCATGTTAAGCAGCTTTCAGGGCCTGGGTTCGGTATTCTACCGGACTCAGGCCTTTTAATTTCAGGCTTATTCTTTCGTTGTTGTAGTAATGGATATATCCCTCTATCGCCTCCCTCAGTTCCCT